CGATTCAGACAGGGTAACTTTATCCAGCTGGAGTCTGATTACGTGGACGAGCCACAATACATTGAACAAAGGAGTTACTACTAATGTCTAAGCCAGGTTATTATGGACCATACGGATATGGAATCATAAATGATAAAACAGGTAAGTTTGTTAAATTAAGTGAACCTAATAAACCAGAGATACCAGAGTTTATAAAGCAAGGAGCAAGGGATTTAGGAACTGGTGCTATGAGCACTTTGGGAAAAATCGGTGGCGGCATATCTGCTGTTGCTGAAAACCCTTACGTTTCAGCTGTTTCCGATACAGTTTATAAATATGGTATAGATCCTTTGGCTGAACTAGCGGTAAGAGCAGGCTCTGCTGATGTTCTTCCAAATATATTTGACCCGTCAAAACCAAATACAAATCTATTAAAGATGTTAACGACAGAAGCTGGATCTCCTCAAGATTTTGATACTTTTATGGGTGCTGGAGGAACACAACCCGCTTTTGAAAATAAATACATAGACAAAGGAGACGGAACTTTTGAAATAGATGAAGTTCCCGTTATAGATGAGGAAGGAGCATATGCACTTGAATATAAACGAGGACTAATTCCCACTGCCAAAAGAATAGCAAAAATACCAGGCTTGCTTGGAGACATGGGATTTAAAGATGCAAGAAACATGGGTGAATTTTTAGAAGGAGAAGATACTTTTTTTAGCAGACGAATTTCTGACAATCCAGATAAAGCGCAACGACTAGGAGCAAGAGTTTTTTTAGCTGATGTTTTTCCTTTTGGAATGTTAAATAAATTATTTCAAGGATCTTTTAAAGCAACTGATGAATTAGCTAATCTTCAAAAAACCATGGCGGAGCAAGCGCAACAAAGACGAATAGCAGGTAGTGCTGGCGCTGCAAGCACAGGAGATATGTTAATAGATGATATCCGCAATGTAACAGGAGATCTTCAAATGGATGATTATCCTGATTTAGTAAACCTGCTTAGAGGACTTGACAACGATGAGGTAACAAAAAAAGTTTTAGGAATGTTAACAAAGGAAGAAAGAAATAATTTTAATTTTTTCAATGAAATGAAAGACAAAAGAGGTGGTACAGGATATTATAGTAAGGAGGCTGCAAATACAAGAGGAGTTGTTGTAAACGCAAATGACGGAAAAGAGTATGTAAAGATATCTCCAAATGGTTACATGCTTAAAGAAAATGCTGTCTTAAAAGAGAGATTGCGTCGTGACAAAAATAAAATGACTTATGTATGGTCTTCAGAGGGTAAAGGCAATCCAAATATAATACCGTTTAGACAACCAACTCTATCTGACAATCCTATTTTTGAAAGAAGACGACAAAAACTTAAAGAGAAGCAAATTGATAAAAGGGGAGGGGAAAAATATGAGCCAAAAACGACAACACCATCAGCAACCATAGAATCTTTTAGAAATGGTTTAGAAAATTATTTAAAAGATAATTACGATTATGATGATAACCTTAAGAAATATATTAATGTAAGTAAAAATTTTAAAGAGCACGCAAGAGCATCAGGTTATTTAGATGATGTTCCAGGTGTAGAAGATAATTACACATTAAATAAATTATCAGGAACTGTTGCGGGCAAAAAAATAAAAGATGATCTTGTTGTTATAAGTGAGAGCGCTACACCTGCTTGGAATCTACTTCAAGATTTTAGAAAAAAATATCCATCTATATCTGGCAATCAATTATACAAAACAGGTAGAGATGAATTAAACCGTAACCCAGAATTAAGATTTACAGAAATAGTTGGAAGATCAGATAAAAGTGTTTACGGAAAAGGCCAAACAAAAAACTATGAAGATTTTACAAAACTATATGAAAAAGTAAAACCTGACACTTTAAACGATCCAAGTAATCCATATTACAAAGATTTTCAAACTTTTAAAAGTATTGATAAAACAAGAATAGAAGTTAATGAATTACTTAAACCTGTATTAAATAAAATATTTCCAGGAGGAAATCAATCTGTTCAGATAGCACACAAATTTAGTTTAGGAAAAATACCTTATGAGGAAGGTTTAAAAGGTAAAGTAGGACAAGGAGGATCACCAGATGCGTATTTTTTAGATTTTAAAGAAATAAACTTTACTCAACAAGAACAAGGTTTTGAAAGACAAGCAAGAAGTGCCATAGCAGATTTTGATAAAGAAATGAAAAAAGGTGAAGATCTTGTTGCAATTACAAGGGCTGCACAAAAAATATTAGACGTTAACGACAAGTATTCTGGCGTAGGTGTTACATCTATGATAGGTTCAGGTGATAGTTCTGTTGCATACAACTTTGGAGCAAAAGAAGTTCCTTTTAAAGATAGATTGATAATTTTTATGGATGCGGCTAAAAAGAAATATGGTGAAAGAATATTTACACCTGATGATTATGAAGCTGTAGAACAGGCTATAGGTAAATTAGAAAGTAATCCTAATATATTAAATAAAGCAGAAGGAGGATTAATAGGAGACATGATACCAGTAAAAGCAAACGTTGGAGGATTTTTTTCTAAGCTATTTGGAAAACCGCCAGCATTTAGAAAAGAAGGTATGGACGTATCAAATGTTTATGGCCCTACAAAAGCACAACAACAAACACTAGAACAATTATATCCAGGGCAAGCTTTTCCAGATTATGTGCCTGGTGAAGTATTTTATTCTAATTTAGATCTGTCACTTAGCAAACGAGATGCTCCTTTGATATTTAATAATAACAAAGAATTTAGAGATTACATGAATCAATCAGGTGTTGGCGTTGATGAATTGAATGACGCAAAAGTTTTAAATTTTGTAAATCAAAAATTTAAAGAGGGACAACCTGTTTTAGCAAAAGACATACTTGATATATCGTCTCAATCACCAGTGCGTAATGTGTACATAGACGGGTATGGTTTTAGATCAGACAAAATTAATAAAGCACCAAAAACAGAATTAGATAATTTTGGTGGTGTCAGAGTAAAAGAAGGAGACCCAATTCAAAAAAGTGCGAACTACCCTTCACAAGGATTGCTAGACGGATTTGATGATGGAACTTACAAAGAAAGAGTTTTACGAATCAATAAAGGAAATTTACGTGGAGACACGGGACAAGTTCCTGGAGGCACTGCTCATAGCTTTGGAGAAAGCTATGATGATGGTGCAAACAATTATGTAATAGCGTGGACAAGACAAACAGATAGATCAGGAAAAATAATACCAGGACAAACGATAGACAGAGAAACTGGTGATCTTGTAACAGCTGGACAACTTGCTGATCAAACAAGACTTACAGAATTAGAAAAAAGAATCAACAGACTTTTTGAAGATCCAATAACATCTTTAAATCCTGATGACATGGCTGGTGTCACCGCCGCTGTAAATAGATTAGTAGAAAAAAATCCTAACTTAACACAGAGCAGAGCATTTAATATTGTCAATCAGCAAATCACATCAAAACAAAAAGAATTAAAAAAATTACAAAATCAATACAATGAAGAGGCAGCTAGAATAAAAAGTTTTAAACCTGAAGCTGAACAAGAAATTAAATTAACTGTTATTGATGAATTACAATCTGATGTCATGCAATCTATGAATAGAAAGGCTAGAGAGCTCGCAGCAAGATTAGAGGTTATGGCAGAGGACGGTATTCCTTTGACACAAATGAGAGATAAAGAATTACTTGAGTATTTTCAGGCGACAGGAGATATACGAAGACCAGTAGGAAAAACTAAAACTGAACTCATGAATCAATATAACGAATTAATGGACATGCAAAAACAATTAACGGCTCTATCAAGACAGCCCGTATACGCAATCACTCCAGCAAACATTAATCTTTACAGAGATACAATCAAAAGTCGTCAAGCAGAATTAATTGATCAAATGAGTGAAGAAATATCTAATGATTTGATGAGAAGTCTTTTTCCTGATTTACCTTTTAAAGACAGAGTGCAGTATGCAGATGCTTTATCTAAACAAGCAATTGCTGAGGCAGCATACAGGTTGTTTGTAGAAAAAGATCCTAATGCACCAAGATTCATTGGTTTTATGTCTGGTGAAGTTGTTGCAGGAGATGCATACAGTCAAACTGGTAGAACAAGCACATCTATTGCAGAAAGAAAAAGGGACAAATTGAATAGAATAGATGCTTTTAAATCAGAAATTAGAGCAGGCAATGAAAGTGCAAAAATCGCACCATCAGGTTTACCTGGTGTTGGCACAGATGAGTTTTATGGTGGCCCACTTGCAAAGTCTAGAGTTGGTGATGGAGTTGAAGTAGATGAAATAGGTGGTCATTATACTTCTACTATGGAGTCTGTATTTAAAAAAATAGCCAATCAGTACGGATCAGAATTAAAAATTATTAATGTCGCTGCATCAAGACCAAGACGAGTAGATTCATATGATATTATTAATCAGGAAACAAAACAGGTGGTTGGAAGTGGTGATACCTATAGACAAGCAGAAAATATTGCTAATGATTTGGTGGATTCAGAGGGTGGAAGATATACTATTGATAGAAACCCTAAACTACAGTATGATACCAGACCTATATTTGGTATGGAGATTACACCGCAAATGTTACAATTATTTAAAGCGTACAAGTAAGGAGTTTTATGGCAGTAGAAAAACCAGCAAGATATGACGAAGGTCCGATGCAAACAACACCAATAGATGTTGAAATACAAGACCCTACGCAAGATAATGTAAAAATGATGGATGACGGTTCTGCTGTTATCAATGATGTACCAGAGCAACCACAAATGGATTTTGGATCAAACCTAGCTGATTTTATGTCAGAGGATGATATGATGGGTATTTCAAACGAGCTAATGGCGAAGTTTGACGAGGACAAATCCTCAAGAAAAGATTGGGAAGAAACATATACAAAAGGCTTAGATTTATTAGGATTTAAGTATGAGGAAAGATCACAACCTTTTCAAGGAGCTAGCGGGGTAACACATCCAGTGCTAGCAGAAGCTGTTACACAGTTTCAAGCGCAGGCGTACAGAGAGTTACTACCTGCTGGTGGGCCAGTAAGAACACAGATTGTAGGTAAAGAAGATCTACTTAAACAGCAACAAGCTGAGCGTGTATCTGAATTTATGAATTATCAAATCATGCACGTCATGGAGGAGTATGATCCAGAATTAGATCAAATGCTATTTCACTTACCTCTTGCAGGTTCAGCATTTAAAAAAGTATATTTTGATGGCAACCTAGGTAGAGCAGTTTCAAAGTTTGTACCAGCAGATGATATTGTTGTACCCTACACAGCAACAGATTTACAATCATCTGAAAGAGTTACACACGTTATTAGAAGATCAGAAAATGAAATAAAGAAAATGCAAGTCACTGGAATGTATAGAGACATATCACTACAGGTGTCAAGTGAGGACGATACAGTTTTAGATAAAGAAAGAGAAATATCAGGCATACAAAGATCTGATTACGGTAATGATATGTACACTTTGTTAGAGATACATTGTGATCTTGACTTACCAGGCTTCGAAGATCAAACAGGTGTCAAGTTACCGTATATAGTTACAATTGATGAGGGTAGTGGTAAAGTTTTGTCTATCTATAGAAACTATCGCCAGAACGACCCACTATATCGTAAGGATCAATACTTTGTTCACTTTAAATTTTTACCTGGTTTAGGATTTTATGGCTTTGGTTTGGTGCACATGCTTGGTGGTTTATCAAGAACTGCTACTGCAGCACTTAGACAATTAATTGATGCAGGTACGTTATCCAATTTACCTGCTGGATTTAAAGCAAGAGGTCTTCGTATTCGTGATGATGACAATCCTTTACAACCAGGTGAGTTTAGAGATGTAGATGCACCTAGTGGAGATCTACGTGCAGGTCTTTTACCTTTACCTTACAAAGAACCAAGTCAAACTTTGTATGCGTTATTGGGTTTTGTTGTGCAAACAGCAACTAGATTTGCAACTGTAGCGGATCAAAAGATTGGAGAAAACCTTGGTGCAAACGCACCTGTAGGAACAACAATGGCAATGATGGAACGTGGCACTAAAGTCATGTCTGCTATTCACAAAAGATTACACTACGGACAGAAAATTGAATTTACACTTCTTGCACAAATATTTGCAGAGTTCTTACCAACGATGTATCCATACGATGTTGAAGGAGGACCACCACAAATTAAGCAACAAGACTTTGACGGTAAAGTTGACGTCTTACCTGTTTCAGATCCAAACATTTTTTCTGTATCACAAAGGGTTGTTTTAGCACAAACTCAGTTACAATTAGCACAAAGCAATCCTCAAGCGCACAATGTGTATGAGGCTTACAGAAGAATGTATGCTGCTTTAGGTGTAACAGATATATCAGCTATACTACCACCACCTCCACAACCAGCACCAACAGACCCTGGTATGGAAAATTCTATGGCATTACAGTCAAAACAGCTTAAAGCTTTTCCTCAACAGAACCATGATGCACACATAAATGCACATAGAGGGTTCATGTCATCAATGTTAGTCAAAAATAATCCAATTGTAATGGCAATTTTGCAGTCTCACATAGCCGAACATGTGTCTTTACAGGCAAGAGAGCTAGTTCAACAGAAATTTGCAGAACAATTACAGCAATTACAGCAAGCAATACAGCAAGTTCAGTCACAAGAACAAGAACAACAGTTACAAATGCAGTCTCAACAGATTCAATTGCAGATGGAGAACGAAATTGCACAGATGATTAACGAAATGACAACGCAAATGATTACAGAAGAGCAGGAATCTATGGAAAATGACCAAGAAGACCCTCTTGTAAGACTAAAAGAACAAGAAATACAGCTACGTGCAATGGAAATGCAACGAAAAGACGAAGAAACCGACAAAAAACTTGAAGTAGAACGTGAAAGAATAGCATCGACCGATCAAATTGCACAAGATAGGATAGATTCACAAGAAGATATTGCTCAACTTCGTGCAAATGTAAACCTATCTAAGCAAAAAAATGCAGGCTGAAGAAAAATTAGCTAATTATTTTGATAAGCTTATGCTTATGGCAAAAAATACTAGTCAAACATCCGAAGATAGTGTACTTTTAGCTGGTGCCATGATGGGTGTTGCTAAAATGCTTTATTATAATCATTTAAAACCATCGGAAGCCAAAGATATAGAAAATCATAATGGTTATGATCTTCTTGAACTGATTAAACCAACGATACATTAGGGGTTTTATGACAGAAGAAGAACGAAAAAACTTTTTAAGAAAAGCAAAGACTAGAAAGAGATTGGGTTTAAAACCAGGGACAAGTGAAGGTCCAGCTGGCATGTCTGGAGATCCCAAAAAAAAATTAAAAACTTTACGAGAAATATTGGGAGAACTACCTAAAGGTACGAGTCCAGGAACATCAGGTTCTTTAATGAGAATATTTGATGAATTGCAGGAACAATTTCCTAATAAAAGAATTAATCGTGATGATATCATGAGAGCCTTTAGAAAAAAGCAGGGAAGACCAAAACCAATGCTTGAAGAAGAAGTTGATATACCTGATGTGCCTGTAAAAAAAGGTGCAACTGGACCGAATATGGGTCAAGTTGCTGGTGGTTTTAAAACTGTTAATGTAAAAAAAGGCGGCTTAATGAAAGCCAAAAAGAAAAAAGCAAAAAAATCCAAAGTAGCTGGTAGACTAGCTAAACGTGGGTATGGAGCAGCGAGGAGGTAATTATGACAACAGGATATACACCAAGAAAAACAGGAATGGGAATAAAACCAAAAGAAATAAATTTTCCAAACCCAACTGATTTTAATAAATTAAGAGATGCAAGTGTTATTGGTAAAGCTAAAACTCTTACTAGTAATGCAAAAAAATTTGTAGATATAAGGTCAAGAGTTAATAAGCTTGGCGGTTACAATACAGGCGGTTTAGCAGCAGCAACTGCAAAGCTTAAAGCTCAAGGTTTAAAAAAAGGTGGATCACCGAAGAAAAAGAAAAAGTTTCCTGATCTAAGCGGAGATGGTAAAGTGACCATGAAAGATATCTTGATGGCACGTGGTGTGATTAAAAAGAAAAAATCTAAAAAGAAGGGCAAAAAGAAATGAACTTTAAGAAAACAAAAGTAACAGTGGTAAAGCAAAAAAACCCTTTTCCAAACTTACAAGTTTCTTCTGATGCTGCAATTGTTTACTCACCTTATGTTATAAAACAAAACAAAGGTAGTGGTCCAAAAGGGCAGACAAGCAACATGCAGATCAAAAAAGTTGCTTTTAAGGGCGTAAAGTAATAAAACCATTTCAACAAAGGAGGTTTCTATGAAACTTTTAGCAGATCTATGGGCACATTTGAAAG